CCACCTATCAAAGCCGCTATTGTAGTCGTAGTTATGGCAGCAGCTGCAGTATTATTGATTATCTTTCGTGCAGCTTTAGTCTTATAGTCCTTTAAAAACTCTTTCTCATCTTTGGATCTCATTTTTCTTTTCTTATTCTGTATGTCTTTAGCTATAAGTCTATCTCTTCCGCTTCTAAAGCTTTCCTCAGCATAATCTTTTTCGTATAATCTTTGGCCACTTTCTGGCATTTTACCAGTTCTGTAATCTACACCGTATCTTCTTGCTCCCGCTGCTGTAAGGGAGCCGTCAGGATTTTGATAACGACGAATTCCCCATTTCATACCGAGAATACCGTGATGCGATAAGGACTCCGATCGATCGACAAAATATAACGAATTCATCCAAATGCCTCCCTATTAAGTTTCCATGCTATAAAAGCATCCATCATTGCTGCAACAGGGTCTATCTTAGCTTCATATCGTTTCTTAAGAAGCTTTCTATTCCCATTCGTATCTTCCATCGTAATACAGTTCCCCATGGCAAATTGCATTATCTGTTCATCAAATAATAGCATTCTGTCCTGAGCTAACTTCTTAAGTTCGCCCAGCGGAACCGATTCTGTCTTAACTCCCTGAATTACCTTTTCTATACCAAAAGGCCCATTTTCACTCGCCCATCGAGCTACAAAATCTTTTGCGTTATATGGATCGTATCCAAACGAAACGACATCATACTCAACACTAGAAATAAAATTATCTAGATCCTCATATACTTCCATCATGTCTAGAATGGTTCCGTCCATAACAATTAATGATCCTTCATCTATGAATTCCTCATACTTCTGATGCATTGCCAATGGTAATTTAGCCATAGTTTGACTTGAAATATAACTACGGGTCTTTACACCAAACCTCTCGCCTTTTAATGGAAATAGGAAGCAGAACGAACAGAAGTCGTCGCCTTGCGAAAGATCTGCTCCCATACTGCACTGCATTTGCCAAAAATCACGGTGGCGGTGTGGAAGAGTTTCATCATATGTGAAATAATATGTATACCCTTCCATAGGTATCCCGAATCTTTTTGCTAAAATATCATTTCGCGCTGCAGGCTCATGCTCGGCCCTTTCAACGTCTCTTTGGTATGCGTCATAGCTAACTGTTATTGGTAGATTTGGATTCGCTTTAACCCAAAAATATGGATCTCGAATTTCTTCTACTGAATCCAGCTTATACCACCAGATCGAAGTATGGATGTCTTGATAATCACCTTTCAAAATATCCATAAGCTCCATCTTAATGTCATCGCCAGGACCATTTCGAACTGTACCTTCAGAAGACACGGCTACAATAATGTAATCTGCAACCTTACTCGCGCCTTGCTCCAAACTTCCTATAACATCTTCACGAATATCACCAGAAAGCCACTCGTCAACAGTTGCTATCTTTACCTTCAACCCTTGAAGTTTATCTATAGTCATCGGACGAATCTCAACTATAGAATCTGTCAAGAAGTTCTGTATCCCTTTTTTAGTTGAGCACAATTTCATTCGCTTAGCCCTTGAGCCAGTTGTATTTTGAAGCGAACCTTCTGTAAGGAACTTAAACAATGGCCCTCGCGAGCGCGTGATAGCAGTTGATATAGGAAGCATTACTTCTTCTGCTTGCTTCATTGTTGGAGCTGTTGTAACGCCTATTGTTGTAGAAGTATCGCAATTTAGAATGTAGGCTTGTAGGTATGACAAATATAATGACTTGGCAGCGCCTCGTCCAACGATTAGATACTGCTTGTTTATTAAGCGTCTTCTAATCATTTTTCGAACGTATCGTCCGCCGTGACCTGACTTATTTGGAACATATATGGATCGCTCTTCGAAATAGAACCAAGCTAATAACTGCTCTGCCCACAGTTTAAACGAATCCAATAGTACAACATCAGATCCATCTGTCAACGTCATCTCATTTTCACAGAAATCGACAAAACCATTAATGGCTTCATCATCATAGTAAACGCCTCTATTTGCTATGAGTGCATCTATTCGGTTCATTTCCATTTCAACTTCATGGTTGACTGGTATTTCTTTTCTTAAGACCTTATCCCTGAATTGGCCATAGTAAAAGGGCGTGGCCGTATTAGAGAGACTCATTAACGGTCACCTCCTTGTTTTTTAATATCCCATCTTTTGCATAGCCTTATCGGCCTTTTTATCTCTTTCATCCCTTGTAGTCTTTTCTGTATACCCAACCTTCATATCATGCCTTGCCAAAGATGTATAACCTTTAGCTGCTAACGGAGCATTTTTTCCAACAGCTTTACCGATAAAAGTACCAACTATTCCAGCACCTACTGCAACCATACCCATACCGCGAGGGCTTCTGAGAAACTCTTGAACATTTTGGTACCTTTGCATTTTTTGAGCCATAGATGAGCCGCTAGAAAATTTATTAACTATATTAGAGCAGATTGATCTCCCTTTAGCTGTCTGGGTTAGGCCATAAACTGCAGCTATTCCCAATGCTGCCCCGCCAAGTGCACCGACTACTTTTCCAACCTTTCTTCCAGTATTTGATGCTTCTTCTGCTTTATGGTACCTTCTAGCTTCTAACGATCTAGCTCCGGAAATTGGTATGCCGCGGTCCATATCTTTTGAAATTCGTTTTGCACCACGCTTACCATAAACGGCAATATCTCTACGAATCTGATCCGGATTGTAATTTTCATTGTATCTTCTTTTACCAGCAGAAGTTAACGATCCATCCGCATTTTGATACCTACGAATACCCCATTTCATTCCAAGAATTCCGTGGTGCTGGAGGTAATTAGAATAATCTACTGCGTACATGGCGTTACTCCTTTCGTAAAGCTTTAACCGCTAATGCTGAAGCCAAAACGGAAGAAGTTATACCAGATAATGCAGCGATTATCTCTGCGCCTTTTTCGACTTTACTTTTTTCTCTCGGAACCGTCGTCAATCTTGAATAGTTTGTTTCAAGATTAAGTCTGTTTACAACTTTCTGCAAATCTGCGTCAGACATACTGTCTATCTCTTCTTGTGTAAATGTATGCTTATTCTTGAAATACCGATTTGGATTCTCCTGTCCGACTTTAGAGTTTACATTTGCTATTCTTCCAAGATTTGTGGCGATACTTCCGCTTTCTTTCATTAAGGTCCCAACATGTTCATATTTTTTAAGCTCTGCGTTATACGCATCTTTTGTTTCTTTACGATACTTCCCAAGCTTTGCATAATCCGCATTATCGAGTTCCCAAGTCTTTTTGTTCCTTTTAAGATTGCCGCTGGCATCTTTCTCATCGCCAAAAACTTTACCCATTTCATTTTGACTTGCTTTCTGCGGAGCGTTTTTAAAATCTTTGTTGAGCTTATAAGCGCCATATGCTGCGGATGCCGCTAAGCCAGCTCCTGCTATAGCTGCTCCAACGGCTTTGCGGGCCTTCTTTTTCTTTTCCTGTTCTTCAGGAGTATACAACGCCCCACCCTTACGCTCTCGTTTCTTGCCAAGAGAGGTTCTAGTACCATCCGGGTTTTGGTATCGTCGCACGCCCCATTTCATACCGAGAACTCCGTGATGCTGAAGATACTCGGTTCGATCTATCGCATAATACATTATTCTACCTCCCCAGGATCAGCCTGAACATTTAGTCTCCATTCAAATTCTGAAATCAATTTATTGTACGCTTCAATAGTCGGACCTACTTGAGGCGGGTCAAAAATCATTTTGACTTTCAAGAACATGTATGACTTTAGTGCTTCTTTATCTTTATCATCTGTAAAATCGTCCCATGTCTCCGCGGCACTTGAAATTACAAATGGCTTTTTAGGACCGACCCCAAGCTGGTTAAGAACCATAAATACAGAATTAATGTCAATGATCAAATCTGTGTCAAATTCTGTATACTCCTCAGTAATCCCGAGGAGCTTTTTTGTATCATTTAAAATTGAACCGCTGCTCGGCATTTGAAGGCCTCCTTAGACATCTATTATTTCCATAACTGGGAAATCTCCAAATTCTGTCATTACTAATTTTGCCATCTTTTTTCCGCTTGGCGATACTCCGTATTCTTTAGATACTTCGTCGTATGATTTTTGTAATGCAGTTTTAACCTCATTCATATACTTTTTACCATACTTAGTAGCTGGTTTAAACGGTTCACCTTTTTTCCAATCTTTATCAGAAAGCGTATACTTTTCATTAATCTTTTCTATTCTAGCATTGAATCTTTTAGATCCTTCGTTGTAAAGTTCAACAAAACTCTTACTTGTTCTAGCCTTCTTTTCCCATTTATTATCAGCTTTAGATATATCTTTATCGTGAAGCCGTTTTCCCTTTTCAGACATTTTACCAGAAGAATCTACACCATAGCGTTTTCTTCCAGCAAAAGTAAGAGATCCATCTAGATTCTGATAACGGCGGATTCCCCATTTCATTCCAAGTATACCGTGATGCCACAAAGCATCAGATCTATCTATAGCATACATAAAATATCACCATAGCACTGTGTCCCCAGGCTTCCTTTCTATAGGATCTTTCATTAATAAATCAGCAGACCCGTAATGGATCGCTTCATGTGTCATAGGCGAGACACAAACCAAGTTGTCGAGTTCAAAGATTATCGGATTCCTTTCAAGAATATCTCTCATTGTGATTGGATTAAGGTGATGTATAAGAATCTTTCCGTAAATTGGACGAGTCGGATCGGCAAGATCACAACCGTTGTCTCTTACGATCACTCTATTCCGAATTTTCTTCCATTCAGCCGATCGATAAAGTGTTTGATTCAAATATCTCTGATCTCCAAATGTTTCACTTGCGACCCTGCCATTCAGTTGAAGATAATTGAACCGATCCAAAAACTTATCGAACTGAATCATCTCTTGATACGACCTCGTCATCTGCTCCTCCTTGCCCAGAATATCGACGCATAGCGTTAATTGCATCTTTGTAAAGATCTTCGATTCTCTCGCTTGACTTAATCGCTTCCGTCTTTGCCGTTGCCAGCTTAACCTGTTCTTTTAGCAACTTAATTTCTTCTTTTTCTTTACCGGAAGCGAGCTTTAAGTAATGAGTTATTACTGCAGAAGAGGCAGTACCGTCCTTTAACTGCTTTTCAGCAAGATTGATTGCAAGAGATATCATTCTTTGCTCTTGTTGCTCTGGTTTAAAGGAGGTTCTGCCTTTCTTGACTACATCATCTTCAGAAGTTTTCCTATACTTAGCCAAGACTACAAACCTCCTTTCAATGTTTTTAGTATTGGTTAAAATATACTTTGCATAGTTTTTAGCTTTGGTTTGCGGATGCTTTTTGGCAGTGTTTTCACCTTAATCATTGGCATAGGTTAGGAGGACTTAACCAATTAATGGGCATGGATCGTTATACAAAACTGGAGGGGAAAAATATAACGATAAGCATCCGCGAACCAAAACCAAAAACCATTTTCAAAAAATCCCTCCGGGGAAATTTCAAAG